GAATTAATTGCTGTCTGTGAAGCATTTGCTACTCAGAATACAGAGTTTAAAACTTCCACAGACGATAATTTTAATCCAGAAACCGAAAAAAGAAAATGTCCTACTCAATTGGTTTACGCTTCCTCCCAGGATGATATGAGCAAAATGTTCTATAAGCACTACAAAAATTTTGCAAAACATATGCTGGCAGGTGACAGAGATTATTTTGTCGCTGATATGATTTGCGATTGTGCTATTACTACATACATGAAGGGGAAACCATTTACTCCACTTCTTACACAAGATAAGGTAGATGCTGCGATGAAAGCAAATCCCGACAAAGCCAGAAGGGAATATTATAATCAACCTACTCGTGATGGTGGTGTTAATCAGATTGTAAAATGGGGAACAATCCGTAGGAATGAAACGTTTTATTTGCCACAGCTACATTTCGAGCCAAATACTAGAATTGCATTGGCTTTTGATCCAGCAAGAACTACAGATAACTCTATTCTAAGTAGTATGCGAATAGTAAATGATGAAAATTGGGGATATATGGGAGAAATCATTAATTGTATTAATTTTGTGGATGCCGCCAATAAAAAAGGATACAAATTAGATTCTAATAGACAGTTAAGAAAAATTCGAGAAAATCTGCTTTTGTATAATGGTTTATCAAATGATTATGATAATATTGATATTCTTCTGGTGGATCAGGGTTCTGGTGGAGGCGGAACATCTACCTATGCCGATGGACTTCTCAATGATTGGACAGATAAAAATGGAAGAATACATAGAGGATTAATTGATAAAGAACATGATATATATAAGGGATACGATAAGATTTATCCAAATGCTATCAATAAGCTAAGGTTATTGAGTCCCAAAAAGTATAGAACACAAATGGTTGAAGAATTCATTGAATTAATGGATTTAGGTGTTATAAAGTTTCCATATGAATATAAACAAGAATTTATATCTATGACTAAACAAATAGATATTGAAAATCAGAAAATAGAATCTTATCAATTGTCTTTAGATGAAATTGTCGCATTACAAAGTATAGACATCATGAAAAATGAAATCACTGCAATTTATAAATACGAAAACGCTGACAAGACATCTCGAACATACGCATTATCAAAGGAAAAAGAAAGTGATCCAAACTTCCATGATGATAGATTTTATACTATTATAATGCTTGCACACTATTTATATGGATTACGAAGAGGGCAAATTGTTACAACAAAAAAGAAATATAATACTCCTTCTAATATCCTTTCAATGGCACGAAAGCCTTCATTAATAAGAAGATCTTGAAAATCTACAAGAATCCAAAATTTAAATTTAATATCAATATTGTTTTAGGAAGAAGGTGAGAAAATCGAGAATATAAAAAACGGAAATAACGATTCAAAACCATCTGAAGAATTAGTAACCACTACATATAACAAAGATAAAGAAACATTTAACAATTTTACTTCTGGAAAATCAAAAACTGTAGATTTTTCATCTATCAAGCGGTTAATCTTATCTGAACTTGCGTTAAATAGATCAGTACGTCCACAACGTATATGTGGTTTTTCGAGAAAACAGATTTTAAATATGTGTCAATATCCCGAAAGATATGGTTATCACATATTAAAATTAATGGACTATATGTATCAAAAATCAGGATATATGCGAAGGCTCATAGATTATTTTTCGAATATGCCAAAATTAAATTTTTATATAGACAAAGAAGTAACTGATTATTCTTTTTTTAAAGTAAATGAAAATGTATATAAAAAAAATTATATTAAATTTGCTTCTCAAGCTAATAAATTCAATTTGGCAAATATTATCCACGATATTACTAAAAGAATGTATCTAAACGATATATGTTACGCATTTGTTATTGAAACAGACTTAGATATTTCATATTTCTTTCTTGATCCTCGATACTGTGAAATAGGGAAATTAGTAAACGGAAATATTTATGAATTTACAATAAATCGAAGCTTATTATCAAATTCATACTATGAAACTCTTCCATTTGAATTACAAAGTCTATTGGAAGAATCAAAAAAAATTTCTCCGAATAATCTTGTTGACATTCCCTATAAAAACGGATTCTGTGTGAAATATAATAACAATTTCTTGCATTTATTCCCACCCTTTTTTCCTATGATTGCTGACATTTTGTTAATTGACGAATATAAAGATTTGGCAAAAAGTAAGGCTGTCAACGATGCATATAAATTATTAGTGCTTAAAATACCGACAAAAGATGGTGTATTAACAATGGAAGAAGCTCAAATGTATCCATATATTGATACTGCTTTAAAAGTTGTTCAAGAAAATATTGGTGTACTTCCTTATCCAGACAATGTTGAATCTGTGGAATTCTCATCAAGTAACTCTGATGATCGAGATAAGGTGGCTGACGCAACCACACAAATGTATGCAAACCAAGGGGTTAGTGAAGCTTTAATGTCTGGTGCTTCAAGTGGTTCTGAATTAAAACTATCTATTACTAATGATAGTGCAGATATCTTTAGAATTTACAGGATGTTGGAAAATTGGGTTAATTTGCAAATGAAACTTCGAAAGTACATTTACTTATCATATCAATTCACATATAAAATTTTTGATATTACTATTTTTAATGAATCTGATGTCATAAGTAGAGAACTTACATTAGCACAGGCCAGTACCCCGAATAAAGAAAGATTATGCGCCGCATGTGGTATGTCTCCCTCTGCTGTGATGGGAAATATATTACATGAAGGAAAAATGTTTAAAGATCTTTTTGATTTACTGACTCCTTTACAATCTTCATATACTACATCTGGAAATCAATCTGATGATGGGGGAAGACCTGCGAAAGATGACGGGGATTTAAGTGCGTCTGGCGAAACTACACGCGAAAACGATACAAATAATCCAGATAATAGAATAGAAGGGAGATAATACATGGGAGAAATTTATATATTGGACAAAAAACTTGCAACTACTCTTCTATCTCTTGGTTTTAAATATGTCAAAAGAACAATTGATAGTAAAGATGTATTTGTTTTTATACAAACAAATGAACTCATGAGAGAACTTAACTCAAATTTTGAGCAAAGTTCTTTTTATTTTGGGAAAAATCTTTGTTTTTAAATAAATGAAAGGAGGAAATTACTGTTGAAATTTAATAAAAATCAGACTTTAGGATTTACTTCAAAATTATCTGATTTTGAAATCATTAATAGTGAATTTACTAGATGTAAATGTTATATGCTTGCTGTTGGCGATAACGTAAATGGATCTGATATCACGCTTGACTCTGTAAAAAAGGCAATGTCAAGAGGCGAATTTTATAACAAGCCTATTGTAGCTCACCTGTATAAAGATGAAGACACAGGTAAATGGAGAGTTGGAGGACACGATTCCAAGTGGGTTATCACAAATACATCTATAGAAATTATTAATGAATGTATTCCTTTTGGAACCATACCGGAATCATCTAATTTACAGTTAGAAGAAGTTTTGGAACCTGATGGAGAAACAACAAATACATATCTCACTTGTCAGATTATTCTTTGGACTGGACGTTTTAACATCATGGATGCAGCATATAGTGATTCAATCTATTTTAATCAAAGCTGTGAATTATCTGTAAACGACTATCATTGGAAAGAAAATGATGTTCTTGCAATCGACGATTTTACATTTAGCGCATTATGTTTGCTTAACAAATCTGATGATAAATCAAAAAATGTACGTCCTTGTTTCCCATCTTGTAGAGTTGAAAAAATGCAAGGCTTCTCTATTGATGCTGATAAGTTTAAACAAAATTTTGAATTAATGCTAGATAGATTAAAACAATTTGAAATGGAGAGTGGGTGCCTTATTCAAAATAAATCCAACAATATGAAAGGAGTTTCAAAAATGAAATTAAGTAAATTTGCAGAAGCTCTTTCAACAATTACTTTTAAGAAGGATGATGTTGATGTTTGCAAGTACAAACTCATTAATGCTACTGAAACAAAAGTTTATGCATTAGATATGGAAGATTATAAACCTTATGGTTTTGATTATACTCTTGTATCTGATGAAGATGATGAAAAGTTAGCAATTTCTTATGAGTCTAAAGTTGAAATGTCTTTATCTGCTATTGAAAAGATCACAGAAGATGATTTTGAAGGTTTTAGCATTGGCAATGAAATTAATGCTATTACAAACAAATTCACTGAAGAAATGGAAGAAAAAGTAAACAAAAGAGTTACTGAATGTACAGAAAATTTAGAAAAAGAATTTAATCAAAAAATGGAAGAAATGAAGATTGCTTTTGATGATTTGGCTAACAGTCATAAAATTGCATTAGAAAAACTTAGTAAATATGAAGAAAAAGAAGCGGCTGAAAAGGCAAAAGCGCATGAAGACGAAATCAATGCTTTATTTGAGAAGTATTCAGGGAAACTTTCAAAATGCTCTGAATTCCTAGTTTACAAAGCAAAAGTAAATCCCAAAGACGTTACAGTTGATGAGGTAAATGAGAAATTAACTTTGATGGTTGGAAGATTTATGATGGACTCTCAGACAAAGAAAAACTTTGCATACGAACCTACGGCAGTAAATGTTAAAAAGGTAGACAATAAAACAGAAATAAACAAAAGATATGGAAACTTACTTGATAAGTATATCAATATTTAAGGAGGATTTATATATGAATGAGTATATGGTTGCAGAAAGCACATTATTAACTGGTGCACGGATTTTTAGTTTACAGTCTACAAAAGATATTCAAAATGGCGCAATCGTCGGTAAGGGCGATTTAGTAACCGGAGAAAAAAGTATTTATACAGCATTGGATGATTATACAAACGGAATGTATCTTGTACTTAACCCGGCATGGTCATATAAAAACGACAGAATTACTGACCAAAATGAAGAAAACTTCATTAATAAAGCTGGGGTTGCATTTAGAGTATATCGTCTTGAAAAAGATATGAAATATAAGATTTATAATATCTCTGAGACATTTAAAAAGGGTGACAAAATTAAGTATGATTCCGCAACAGGTAGATATGTCGCTGATGAAACATCTACTTTAGAAGTAGTAGATGTAGAAGAAGTTGGTTTCCCATATTGCATTGGTAGTATTGGAGTCCAATTAGCAGATGATACCGATAATGAATATGGATATTCAACTGGTAATAAAACTGTTAAATATACAATTGAGAAAATTGCGTAATGATAAGGAGGACATATAATGAGTTATTTGAAAGATCTTACAACTTTAATTAATGAAACACTTTCTGGAAAAGTCGCTTTGTTTGCTGGTGATGATGCTACTAAGTATACCGATCAGGCCGTTAGAGAAGGATTTTTCGAAATTCTAGGAGAAGACAAGCTTACATGGCAGGGCTGGCGAAATCACAAAAATGAAATTTTTACGGTAATGGAAAATGTACTAACTACCAATCTCCCACTTGCCTGGGAAAATTCTCCATTCTATAATCAATTTGTAGAAACTAAAAACGGCGCGTTAGGTGATACTAATGAATTTTATGTTGATGATAATAGTATTCTTGTTGCGTCTCGTTTTTCTGGTAACCATTGGGACACTGATCGTCAGAAATTACAAGGAAAGAAAGGATTCGGACTAAGTACCGAATGGATTTATATTCGAATTTATGACGAATTAGAAAGATTTCTAAAAAACATCATTACACTTGCTGAAATGACAAAAAAATTACAGCAGGCTTTCCAAGTAGAAATCGATACACGAATGTATGCTGCTTTTAATGGAATCGGTACATATCTTCCTGCAAAATTTCAGGAAGGTGGAGTCTACGACAAATCAACAATGACAGACCTAATTCAAAGGGTACAGACAGCTTCTCAAAAGAATGTTATTCTTGCTGGTACTAAATCTGCACTTGCTCATATTGTTGATGGCATCGAAGCTGCTAGAATGTCTGCAAGTCAGAAAGAAGAGTTAGCAACCAAAGGAGCGCTGCTTGATCTTACCGGTCTTGGCGTATCCGCAGTAGAAATTCCACAGACTTTTATCCGTGGTACATATGATTTTAAAGTAGATAATAACAGTATTTTTGTTCTTCCAGATAATGAAAAATTTATCAAATTATATTTTGAAGGAGATACTAGAGCTAGAGAACTTGGTTCTCAGGATACAATGGATCAAACAATTGATACACAGGTTCAAACAAAACTTGGAACTGGTATTATCGTATCCAATTTAATTGGTAAGTACACCGTAGAGTAATAAAATATAATCCATAATACTTTTAGCCACACCTATAAATAGGTGTATTTTTATATCTTTTTTGGTGTGGCTAATTTAGGAGTAAATAATGAGTGTAAAAAAAGTATTTGATAAAGAGTACTCTACAAGCTACATGAAGGAAAAGCAATGGTTATCTAATCACGGCATTCCATATGAGTTTGTAAAAGTAATTAATGGAATAACCTTTTATAAATACAAAAAGACTTCTGCATTATATAAAGTACTTTTTGAATTTTACCATCATTTAGAAAATGATTTGATATAGGAGGATAACAATGAATTATGAAGAAAAGTCCCTTTCAGAATTAAAAGAATATGCTAAAAGTATTGGTTTATCGGTAGGGAATATTGGAAAAGAAAAATTAATTACAAAAATCAAAGAAAAGGAAAATTTATCCAGCGTAATTGATGATTCTGATTTGAATAAAGATGAAATGAAAATAGATTCAAATAATAATGTGAATGAAAATTCTACATTACTTGAATCTATTACTTCTGCTATCGACGATTTGGAAGATTCAAGTGGAAGCGAAATAACAGGGACCGTAGATGACCTTCCCATTGATACAGTGATTCCAGTCAAATCAATTAAGTTTGGAGGATTAACATATAGGTCAAGATCTACAAATGCAACATTTAGATGGAACCAGATTGGTGCCATCGAATATATGACAATTGCAGAATTAAATGAGATGAATAATTTTAAGCCTTCATTTTTAAATAAACCTTTAGTTATTTTAATGGATGAACGAGCCATTAAAAAATTTAGATTATTACCTGTGTATGAAAATGTTGCAAAAATTAATAATCTGAAATCTGTATTTAATTCTGATATGACAACTATAGAAAAAACTATTGATGTAGCTTTACGAGTTAATATGCGTGATATTCTTATTTCTAAAGTACGACAAATGATAAAAAACAGAACTTTAGTAGATATAAATATTATTAGAATGCTCGAGAGAAAGTTAGCTTTTGATTTCCAGGATGAAATTGAATAAACATAGATAGGTGGTGTGTGCATATGGCTAATACTACTTATAAAGAACTTGCGGATGCTGTATTTAATAAAATTAAAGATATAGATTTTGCAAATATGGACGAAAATATTGCTTATCAAATAGTTATTGGCTATATGCGATCTTCCATTGTCGCTTTTGAATCTGCAAAACAAGATTTATTTAACCGAGATGATACGTTGGAACAGTTTAATATAAAATTAACTGATGAGACATTTATAATCCTTGTAAACTATATGATTATCGAATGGCTTACATCTAATTTTATTTTAACTACAAATGCTTTAAAATCGAGACTTAGTTCTAGTGATTTTCATAGTTTGAATCTACATAATCAATTAGCAAAAGCTATAGAACTTCGTGATTATTTAAAGGCAGAAAATGATCAATTAGCGATCAATAAATCATATAAAGATTCAAAAATGTTTGACTTAATAGCAAATCGGAAGAAGGTGTAGCATGAGTCTATATCTTATGAAAGAACGAATTAAAGAAAGCGGAGCAACACTTTATGACGAACAAAAAAAAGATGCTCAAAATATTTTAGAATATGGTTTTCGTGATGATATATCATATAATAAAAACATTGTCACATACGAAACTGATAGGAAAATTCCAATAAAGATGTTTGATCAAAAATACACAGCCTCTTATGGATTTACATCTAAGTTTCTGTCTCCTCACAATATTCAAATTAATTTAGGAGAATTAATTTTTGACACTGAAAAGAGAGAATATTGGCTGTGCATAGAATCTTATGATGTTTCTGGAATTCACATTGAAGGAAAATTGGGAAAATGTTCACGCTTTATCAGATGGCAAGACCGTAATGGAAACATTCAAAAAATCCCCGTGATATCAAGAAATGCTACTCAGTATAATAATGGAGAATATAAAGATGAAAAAATAACTTTAGGCTCTGACCAGATAATGATGTATACTCAATTGAATGAGCATACGAGAATATTGGATCACGGAACAAAATTCTTTATAGATGAGAATTTAAATAATCCAAGTGTTTATGAACTTACAAAACCAGATACCGTGGATTATTCTTATATGGGAAAAGGCATGATTTCATTAATGTTGACAGAGCTTCCTTACTCTCCAACAAAAGAAGAATTGGAATTGGGTATATGCAATTATAGAGTAAATACTACTTCTCTCCCATCCCAGGTAATATCCCCTGATGAAATGGACGATATAACTGCACATATCTCTGGAAATAAATGTATAAAATTGGGAATTTCCAAAACCTTTTCCGTATCATTTATGGATAATGATAAACAGAAGCTTGACTGGGAAACTGTGAATTTCAAATGGAATGTTGTCTCCGATTTTAATATTGTACAAAATATAATTGGCAATAAGATAGAATTGACTGTTGAAGACGAGAACTATATAGATAGTTCTTTTTTATTGCAAGTAGTTGTTAATGAAAAGGTCATCTCGGAAAATTCAATACTTGTTGTGTCTTTAGTGTAGGAGGTGAAGCATGTCAAATTTATATAATTTATCCAGTTACAAAAATAAAATCATTGATCTCCTACTTAAGAATAAGGATTTCATAAAATTAATTTCACCCAAGAGTGATAGTGAATGTGATGATCTCGACATTATTGATGTTCTCTTAGGTGGAGAATGGATCATTGATGGTATACAGTATGATGAACAAGGTTATATTTTTGATCACAATTTTGTAAATGATACCATAACTCAAGATAAAACATTTGTGTTTGTTGAAACAGATGTCGAATATGTAAAAAATGGGTTATTTGCAGATTTTAACTTGTTCATTTGTATTTTTACATCGAAAGAATTGGTTCGTCTTACAGATTATACTTCACCATCTGTAAAAGAAGTAAAAGATATGGGATATTTTGCTGGTAGGCACGGAAATAGAATTGATATATTGTGTGATATCGTAGATAGAACCATTAATGGTAATGAAAAAATCCCAGGCATTGGAACTGTCTCTCCTGATTACAGGAATTATATTACCCAATATTGCCCAGCTAATAAATACTATGGTAAGTGTTTAAAATATAAAATCACAAATTTGATTGAGGATGGTGATGAATGTGAAGATTACTAAAGAATCGTTGCTTCCTCTTCTGATTTACAACTCTCCCATAAAGTACGATGAGCATATTACTATATATCCAGTAACTATGAGAGATGTAATTACCTTTCAATTCTTAGAACCCTCTCTAACTCTTAGAAAGAATAGTACCTTTCGTGAAAAGAAAATTATAAAAATGACATATCTTGATTTCCTTTTATACACAATCGGAAATACTGAGTTAGAAACTCAATATGAAATACCTGGGCTGTCAAAATATTATTACTATGTTATTCAATTGTTACAGCTCTGCTGTAAAAACGATAAGGTTACGATTGATCAATATACTGGAAAAATATCTATAAATGACGAAATTATCACATCTCAAATTTTTGATGATTTGAGAAGGATTATTATAATTCAAAATGATATTGACTTTGATATCGATGAATTTATGAATCGTGACACAGAACAACGTCTTTTAAAAGCACAAAAGGATTCTAGTAAAAATGATGACAAAGCGACTATTGAAGATTATATTGATTCACTCGTAATAGCAATGCATGTTACAGAAGATTATGTTATGAATATGACTATTCGAAAATTCTGGCGATATATAAAACGTTATAACTTGCATGAAACTTATACTATTGCGAAAACAGGAGAATGTAGTGGTTTTGTCAAATTCAAAGAACCTATAAAGCACTGGATGATATCTTTTGATAAGGAAGATAAATATAGTAACTTGAAAGCAGACGAAAATGAATTGAGAAGCAAAGTTTCTGGATAACAGGCTTTGCTTTTTATTTTGAATAAAAAGATTTAAGAAAGTGAGGATATAAAATGGCTAATGCAAAAAATGCTAAGAATGCTAAAGACTTTTTAGTTAGTACGGCTGATTTCTCATTGTTTTATAATGATGTATTGGTGTGTACTGGTAACACAAACCTTAACGCATCAATTGAAGTGACAATGCAAGAACAAAATGTTAACGCAGGTAAAGGTAATAAATTGCTTTATTCTTACAAATATGGTAGGGAACTTGCGGTTACTCTGGAAGCCGCCGACTGGAAAATAGAGTATATTGCTGCGCAGAGTGGGACAAAGATTACAGAAGGTTTGAGAGATGCCTATGAAATGGCAAAGTGTATTACTATCGTAGATGGTGTCGGTATACTTCCTTCTGTTCCAATTGGTGATGTTGCAGTCGAATTAGCAGACGGGACTATTGTAACTGTAAAAGCTGAGGGCACTACTATTGACTTAACAAAATTTGGAGTTGTAAAGGGAACTGTAAAAGTTACATATCAGTACAAGAGAATTGCAAAATCCATTGTTATTGATGCTGAAAGTTCTCCAGATGTTTATAAACTTGTACTTGTTGCAGATAAGCACAATAACAAGATTGGTAAGGTTGGTAGCGTTCAGATCGTAATTCCTTCCTATCAACCGAGTGGTAACTTTACCATTAACTTTACGCCGGATGGAGTAACAAGCGTGAATATTGATGGTAAAGCCTTGGCAGTCGAAGGTGATACTTGTGAGGATGGATCTGGTGTATATGCTTACATCTATGATTTTGAAGAGGAGACTACTACTTTCCATATCACTGAACTTGCTGCTACCCCAGCTACAATCGAATTAACTACTGCAGGCGCTACCCAGGAGATCTCCGTTATTGGTTTGAAGGGGGTTATGTATAATCCAATTGAGCTTGAGAATACGGAATGTACTTTTGTGAGCGACAATCCCGAGATTGCAACGGTGGATGAATCTGGAGTTGTTACCGCAGTTGTGGCCGGATCCACAAAGATCACTGTAGCATACAATGGCGTTGAGGATGAGGTTGATGTCCAAGTAACTACGGAATAAACGATAAAATAATACGGTAGATGGTTGAAACATATCATCTACCGATAAATACGGAGGTATTCATGGAAGAAACAAAAGGAGTTCTGGAAGAAATCACAGAAGAAGTTCTTCCTCGGAAACCCAAAAGAACTAATGGCTTTAAAATAAAAAAATGCAGAGTTCTTTCCTATAATAAAGCAACGAAGGACTTAGATATACTATTTGATCAATACGGTATCCGGATTCATGATGCGGTGGATCCCCAGGATGATATGGTTGAAATCAAATACAAAGGTACTATAGGGAAACCCAACTTTGCTTATAAGATGTAGGTGCATAATGTGTAAGAATGCATATGAAAAAAAATCTGAACGTACAAAGAAAAAGATGATATTCTGCAAATTGAAAGGAAATGATGCAACTCTATCTCAGTTATGCATCAGCCAACGTTTCTGTTCAGAAAAAGATAAATATATTCCAAATAATCAAAAAGGAAATTGTAAGTATTATGAGTGTAAATAGATTAGTGTATATGAATGGGTAAGATATATGGACTAATCTATTTTAGTTGTATGTCTTACCCATTTTTTTACGAAATGAGGTGATGACAATAAATGAAGTAAAAATAGATCCTGAATACAATTGCGTTTGGGCAGAGGAATATTCATATCTTTCTGACCACGGAATTAAATATACATTTGTAAAAACTGTAAATGGTGTTACTGTATGGAAATACCGTAAAAATGAACGATTGTTTAAAACATTGGCAGATTTTTATAAAAATGTTTATTACAGATAATTATTTTAGGAAGGAGTAATTATATATGAATGAAGTATTAAAAGGAATTGATTGGGCACAGGTAATTTCTACTCTTTGGACTGTTGTGCTATTACCAATCATTACATATATCGGTACACAGGTCGCCAACTATGCAAAAGCAAAGAAAATTGATAAGTATACAAATATTCTTTATCAGAATGTTGTAGATGCTGTTAAAGATGTATACCAGGCATATGTTGAAAATCTCAAAGGAACCGCTGGCTGGGATGATGAAACCAAGGAAGGTATGAAGGAACTGGCAAAAACAAAGACCATTCATGCTCTAACTACATCCATTTATCAGTCTCTTAAAGCCGCAAACAGTGATTTTGACGAATATCTTGATAGTCTAATTGAAACAGCAATTTATGATCTTAAGAGAGCTAACGTATAATGTAAAGTGAGGATTAAAATGGAACCGATAGCAGAATTAACTACCATAGACTACTCTTCTCTTTTCATTGCTTCTTTTTCTGTCCTTATTGGTATAAAGGCTATCGTCTCTCTTTTCGAATGGATATTTGACAAGTTAGGACTTGAAACAAAATGGATGCGTAAAAAAAGAGAGGAACGTGAATTATTGATACAGACTTCCCAAGGACTTAATAAATTGCAAGAAAAGCATGAAGAAGATATAGAAAGATCTGATAGGCGAGACGAAAAGATTTCCAATGATATTGAAAAACTCACTCAGATGTTCATTGATAAAGAAATTGATGATATGCGCTGGGAAATCAATAATTTTGCAATAAGAGTATCTGAAGGCAAACCTTGTAATAAGGATAGTTTTCAACATTGTATTCATATTTATGAAAAATATGAAAAAATACTGGAAGAAAATAGCCTCGAAAACGGTGAAGTTGAAATATCAATGGAATTAATCAATGAAGCATACAAACAAAAATTGAAAAACGGAGACTTTTAAATGAGCGGTTTCCATGTGGAATCGCTCTTTCATATAAGCTTCTTTGTCTGAGTGTCAATGGATTCAGACAAGGGAGTTTATCGGGAGGGAAGAGGTCATTGAACTTCTCTCCCACTTCTTATAGAAAGGAAGCAAAAATTATCAAACTCATTATAGACAATACTGTTGTGGATAAATATAATAAATATTATTTTTCTCTTCATCCACGAGCAAAGAAGAAAGCTATTGAACATCCCTATCATCCATCCATAAATACTTGGATGATTTTACCCAGAATTCAAATGAATGCATTAAAGCAAAAATGGAAAGAGTTTATAGTTTTCTGGATTCATGAAATTGGATTAGAAAATAAAAGACTTGAAAGTTTTGAAATGATATTTACCACATATATGCCAACTAAGCGCAGAATCGACTGCGATAATACAGTTCCTAAGTTCATTTTAGATGGATTTAGTGAAGCTGGATTTATTGTGGATGACGATGGGAAACATCTAAAGTCACTTACTTTAAGAACTGGATATGATAAATATAATCCAAGAACAGAAATAGAGGTTATTGAAATGTAATGTACTCTTATGAAATATCAAAATTATTAGAAAAACATAATCGCTCTCTCCCAGCATCTTTATATATCAATATGATTCAATCTTCTCCTCAGATAAATCACACAAAATATAATCCATATGGAAATTATTACGAATCTTGGGATACTCAAGGTGCTTATTGGAAGTATTCTATATATAAAGAGTAATTTGATTTAATAGTCATAAAAAATTTACATAATTTTGCAGAAAAACTCTTTACTCTTCTCTTAATGAATGGTATTCTTTATTATATCATTTCAAACTATGAGGAGGTCATTGAGATGGCAAGAAGAAAAGTTGAAGAGAAAAATTATGATGAATTAATTGAAATGTCAACTGAAAGAATTGAAGAATTGAAAGAAGAATTGAAGCAGGAGAAAGCAAACCTGAAACAGTTGCAAAAGGACAAGATCAGGTACGAAGCTTTTGCTGAGAAACAGAAAAAGGAAGAAGAAATTAAGAAAGCTGCAGAATTGCTTGTATCATCCGGAAAGAGTCTGGAAGAAATCGAAGCCTTTTTGCAGGCAGAATAATTAAAAATGTCGATGATATATAGGATCTGTCTTTATGGACAGGTCTTTTTTATTGTAAATACTTGATTTGGAGGAATTTATAAATGGTAAAAAAAGATGTAAAAATAAAAGAATATATAAATATAGAAGAAAAAGCAATCATCACAAATCATTTGGTTGATTCCTATTTTGTAGAAAGACTTGATGGAACTATCGGTTATACTCCATATATGGTTGACGTTGCATTAGTAACTGCATTTTTCTTATACTGCGTTGAAGGTATTAAATTTGACGAAGAAGAAAATATTTATAATACCGTAGTTTCTGATAAAGAACTTATGGACCTGTATACTACTACCCTATCAGTACAGCTTGATAATGATGAACACCCAAATATTAAGATAGTTAGAGAAATCAACTCCATTATGAGAGACGTTGCCGATATGGTTGAATTCAGAAAACAGCAGATTGTACATAATAATTCTGTTCTGAATGATAAATTGCTTGAAATTCTGGATATGCAGAAGCAAGTAGAATCCTTAAGGTTGGAAATTGCTGAGAACGAGAACAAATTGTTACAGCAGCAATATAAGCAAAACGTATACAATGAAAAAGTGATGAGTCATATGACCCCAGAAGAAACGGCTGAGTTGAATCGAAGAATGCTAGATGAGAATATGGATTTTGGTAAATTAGCTGAGTTAGTAACTGAGAAATTTATTCACAGCGATATTCACACTTCAAATGTTGTTGAGATGAAACCTGCTCAAAAAAGAAAACCTGGGAGACCTAAGAAGTCTACGAGTACCGGCGCTATAAAGGAAACAATTAAAAAATAATGGGTGGAGTATTCAAAAATATGGCCTCTTTGGTGAACGCATTGCAGGCCGAGATGAGAGAAGCTATGGAAGAGGTGACTGAAAAATCTCTTAAAGATGCAGATAATGAAATGCAGGTTTTTGATGATGGTGGAACTCCTGATCGTTACGATAGAGTTTATAATTATGAGAATTCTCCCGATACACATGGTGTTTCTGGATCCGGCAATGTTGTAGATTCTGATATTTATCTTAATGATGGTTACGATTATTATACAGGAACTTTTTCCACCCCAGAAGTATTCAAAGCTGCTGAATCTGGAAGTTATGGAATTGTGGGTACACCAGGAACATGGGCAAGAATAGAAGAAGATATTCAGCAGAATATAGATAACAGCTTCGGGAAGAGATTTAATTAAATAAAAGACGAATTTCAACCGCATATGATTAGGAAGCGTTCCCCCAAGAATCTGACAGCGATTACGCTTCCTCATCCAAATTTACTGCCAGAGATTACATGGATATAACAATGAACACAAAGTCTAACATTCTTGACCGCATTTTAAATGTTATCCTCTGCATGTACTATTTTATCATAGGATAAATATGTATGCAATTATTATAGAACGACTTATTTCGACATATAACCACTACTCTTTTATCTCATCTAAATGGCAATATGGATACATTAAAATGTGTCACAGCAGGAGGAATGGCTGCTGAAGGATGGTATCGAGTATATGAAGCTACTGTAGCAGTTTCAAGCATTTCTGGTTTTGGGTCAGGTGGCGATAATGGGATAATTTTTATTTCTACGAATTACAACTATTCTTCTCCGATGTCTTGCATATTATTATATACAGTGGAATATGGCGGCATTATCCATTGGAACTGCATATCTTGTTCCTCAAATAATGATGTTAGAATTATTGACAAAATTCGCTTTAGTCTTATTCCTGGATCTAAAGTATCTATTGATATACACTATCGCACATCAAATAATAACAACTTTGAAATCAAACTCATCTCCAATAGATTTGGGAAAAAATTCCATCGATTGGAAAATGCGCAGCCTATCACAGATAATCCGTTAACAATCTCTGAGTATGATATTCCAGTGACCTCTGATCTGGATGTTGAAAGAACCGTGTTTATAGAAGGCGGGATCTGGTATAAAACAAATAAGTTTGTTTTGATTTCTTTGAATAAAACCATTACAAAGGATACCGGAGGATGGAATACGTTATCTTCAGCTATACCAACCGCAAAAGAACAATGCTTTGCACCATACTTGTCTGCGGATTTAGGAGTACAAGGAAATTTAATGGTTATTAATAACTCATTACAAATAGATATTCCAAGCGCTGCGATTGGTAAGACATTCACCGTTAGAGGGCAGATAATGTATAGGTTAGCATAGGGCTTTATACAGGATACTTAAAGAAACGAACTCTAACACGTTGCGAAACAGTAGAATATATGTACCATACTCCAACATCCCGAAATACGTGATCCATAACGGAATTGTCATCAAAATGTGACATAACAACCGGAATATAATTATCACTATTCGGAGCGTCTGATATACGAACAAAAGAACCGCCTGTCGTAACCACAATACAGTCAACATAGCTAAAATCAGAGTTTGTGATATAGATTCTCCATCCTGCCCAGTCACTACCATTATAGAAATTAAACGCCAATGGGGCACTATCAATACCAAATAAAGCTACAACTATAGAAGTGGG